ACAAGTCGACATTGTAGACAGTGTGTATCCAGACTATGTGGAAAGCACAATACTAGAACTACCAGAGCCAAACACATACGGCAACACTCCAGCAGAAAGCGCCAATAGAAATGTCACCAGCATAGCGTACACTGCCCAGAATACGTTAACCACCTTCCAACTTGATTTTGATAACTTCACTGGTAATGTCAAAGCACAAGGCAGCGACACACAACTTGGCCCATGGTACGATATTGGATCACAAACAGTATACACAAATCAAGACACTCGTGCATTTATCAACGTCGACGGCAGACACAACTGGATGCGTCTTGAATACAATCAATACGGCTACAGTGTAGCGGCTGTTGCTAAAGTTTCTGGTGGTGCTGTAAGCTCAGTAACACTGAATGGCGGCGGAGTTGAGTTTTATGGCACAGGCAATCCGCGAGTCACGTTTGAAGGATTAGGCACTGGCGCCGCTGCAACAGCTACAGTGACAGGCAATGCAGTATCAACTTTAACACTGACAGCCAGCGGACAGGGCTATATAGAAGTACCCACAGTTAAAGTGGATAATGGAGAAATTACACAGATTCTCTATAGATAGGAGGACGAGTGTCAATCAAACGTGTTATAGCATTTGGCGATAGTTGGACATATGGCGACGAGCTTGTTGATCCTGCGCTGCGCCACTTAGACGAAGACCAATTCCGAGATCATTATGACAGTAACAAACCATGGCGTCTGGCTAACTGCTATGCTGGACTTGTTGCTGATCATTATGGCGTTGAACTAGACAACATGGCTTTTCCTGGCAGCAGTCTTGAAAGCATGCGCTGGACATTGCAATGGTTAATCAAACACAGTGGGCAAGATTTGCAGGATGCATTGTTGCTTGTGGGACTAACTGATAGTAGCAGACAAAGTTGGTTTAATCCTTTACACGAATCCAGCATGAAAGATCCACCTTGGAACAGACACATGCACGGAACGTGGCTTACACAACCCAATTCAGATATAAATGATAACTGGTTTAAATTGCAAAAATTATGGTTAGGCATGAGTTATCACAAAGAGTGGAGCGAGTTCAACTTTCAACAAACAATTAATCTGTTTGATTATGCTTCAATGACCACTGGCGCTACTGTAATACAATTCAGTGTTCTTGAAAATAATTGGACAGCTAATGTACCAACACTGCTTTATCCAGGCATGAACTGGCGCACTATATTGCAGCAAAAAAAGATGTCTGAAGGTATACAACCTTTTGCTTCGGGCGGCCACCCCAATGAAAAAGGACATGAAATTATATCAAAACACTTGATTGAACACATAAAGCATGCTAAAATAATAGCATAATGATAGATGTTCTAAGTTACTTGCCTAATGAGCGTAAAGCTACAGTATCTGGCTGGGTCAGTTTCAATGGACCTTGCTGTGTTCACAACGGCGAAAGTCAGGACAAACGCAAACGTGGTGGCATACGCCAACAAGATGATGAGTGGAGTTATCACTGTTTTAACTGTGGCTTCACTGCTAGTTTTACACCCGGGCGTCCAGTAAGCTACAAAGCAAGACGGCTACTTGAATGGTTAGGCGTTGACAGTGTAGACATTGAACGTCTTAACTTAGAAAGTCTCAAGCGTAAAAGTTTGCTGGATTTAACCACTGAACGCAACCAGATACGTCATGTAGATATCAGTTTTAACGAAACTGAAGTACCCGAAGGTGTGGAACTGATTGATCCTGAACTAGAGCAGCATCAACGCTATGTTGAGTACCTGGCAAACAGGGGCATAGTGTTAGAGTATCCATTTCTAGTTGATCGCAAACGTAAACCGCGTGATAGGATTGTGGTTCCGTTTACATACAAGAACAGAATTGTAGGACATACATCACGCTACTTGGACAATCGCATGCCCAAGTTTATCAACAGTCAGCAGCAGGGTTATGTGTTTGGTTATGATTTACAAAAGCCACATTGGACAAGTGCTATTGTTACAGAAGGCATATTTGATGCACTCAGTATCAGTGGTTTGGCTGTTATGCATGACACTATCAGCCCACAGCAAGCACAGTTACTAAAACAATTAAAGCGCAAGATCATTGTTGTGCCAGATCAGGACAAGGCCGGGTTGAGTATTATAGACGCAGCAATTGAAAATCGTTTTGCAGTAAGCATACCAGAATGGCCCAATGCTGTTAAAGATGTTAACGATGCTGTGGTAAAATATGGTGTTGCAAGTACAATGTTGCAGATACACAACAACGCAGAAACAAGCAAGATCAAAATTGAAATGTACAAGAAACGTCTGCAAAGGAAACTAAGTGAGTAGACTTTACATATTTGGAGATAGCTACAGCACACCATACTACTGTGTTGAACCGCAGCAAAGTTGGTGGGGGCTTATAGCGAAACAACTTGGTCTTCCGGTAAGCAACTACAGCTGGCCAGGCAACAACATTGACAGTATACAGCACATTATTGTTAGCAACCAAGATCAGTTTAACAAAGATGATTTTGTTATAATTGGAATACCACCTGTAGAAAGACAAACCATATTTAAAAAAGACGCTGCTCCAAAATCTGTAACACATTTCAATAAAGACGTAGTACAAACACACATATCTGATGTATTAAGCCACCAGGGATTAGATCAGTGTACCATGCACGAGATGGGCAAAGACATTGTTAATGTATACAATGTTAGTTGGCAAGAAGCCAAAATACTTAAAGATATAATTATGTTGAGTCACTGGCTTGATTCAGTTGTGGACAAACATCTTATAGTGAATCTAAGTGTACCGTTTCAACAGCCCACTGAGTGGCCTACACTTAAACATTTACAAGATCAAGCACGGAAAAATAAAAACATAAAAGTGTTTGCTGACACTTACTACAGTGTTAACCACTCAGTGAACAAACCAGTAGATTATGATACACACGGTTGGTTTGGACATCATGGTGCTGAAGGAAACGCATTATGGTATAACAGTGTACTTAGGACAATGATATGAGATTTTATTTTAATGGATGTAGTATTACCCAAGGCGCTGGCTTTGCTAACGAAAAGTTAAATCCAAACATTTATCCTAACTTGATTGCAACTGATTATATCAATGATGCATCAGGCGGAGCAAGCAATTTAAAGATATTTTTACATTCAAGTAGAGCAATTATTGACAACTTGGCTGATATTTATATTGTGCAATGGAGCGCATTGCACCGTCATTGGGTTTATGCAGCACCAGATCAAGGTACCTATATAGGATCAGTGGCAGATTCACATCAATTAAAAGACTTTGTTGCTCAATATCAGTTGCTCAATCACGATTATGGTAATATACTACAACTAATAGATTTTTGTCGTATTCTTCAGGCCTTGGCAAACAGTTGTAATGCCAAGTTGTTGTTTGTTAATGGACTTGTTGATTGGAGTAACAAAATTGATTGGATGCACAAACTAGTAGAGGATGCTAGCAGTGATCATGAAAGATTTGTTGAAAACTTGCAAAACAATATGGAATTGGTAGATTGGAACTTGTGGATAAATCCCTGGAGCAGCATGTATGACAGTAGACTTGATGAAGCTAACGATGGATTACATCCAGGGCCGTTAACACATAAACACATAGCCGACCAAATAAGGGATAAATTAATAGCATGACTGATTACACATATGACGTACAAAAATTATTCCTAGAGATGATAATGCAAGATGCAGAAAGCTATCTGCGTGTGCAAAATATTTTCAATGTGGAAAACTTTGACAGAGACTTACGCGATGCAGCCGAGCTTATTTACAACCACGCTGACCAACACAAAACACTTCCAGAACGCTCGCAGCTAAAAGCAGTAACAGGTACTGACTTGCTGGAGATTCCAGATCTCAATGAGGGCCACACTGATTGGTTTTTGGGAGAGTTTGAAGCATTTACTAGGCGCAGTGAACTAGAACGAGCTATCTTAAAAAGTGCAGACTTGCTAGAAAAAGGCGAGTATGACCCAGTTGAAAAGCTAATCAAGGACGCAGTGCAAATAAGTTTAACAAAAGACTTGGGCACAGATTATTTTGAAGATCCAAGAGCAAGACTTGCAGCACTCAAAGACAATAACGGACAGAACAGTACTGGCTGGAACAACTTAGACAAGTTGTTGTATGGCGGATTTAACAGAGGCGAACTACAGATATTTGCTGGCGGCTCTGGATCGGGTAAAAGTTTGTTTATGCAAAACCTAGCAGTGAACTGGATGGAAGCTGGACTAAGCGGAGTTTACATTACACTTGAATTAAGTGAAGGTTTGACTGCTATGCGTATTGATAGTATGTTGACAAATACGCCAAGTAAACAGCTATTTAAAGATCTAGATACTGTTGAAATGAAAGTAAAGATGATGGGCAAGAAAGCAGGAGGTCTGCAAATAAAGTACATGCCTGCACAAAGCAACGTCAATGACATAAGAGCATTTGTAAAAGAACTAAGCATCAAACAAGGCAAAAGCATAGACTTTATGTGCATTGACTACTTGGATTTGCTTATGCCAGTAAGTGCTAAGGTATCGCCAAATGATCTGTTTGTGAAAGACAAATATGTATCAGAAGAACTGCGTAACTTGGCAAGAGAACTTAACATACTGTTTGTTACAGCATCGCAGCTGAACAGAGGTGCTGTAGAAGAAGTAGAGTTTGATCACAGTCATATATCAGGTGGTATTAGTAAGATCAATACTGCTGACAATGTGTTTGGTATCTTTACAAGCAGAGCAATGCGTGAAAGAGGACGTTATCAACTACAGCTAATGAAGACCAGAAGTTCAAGCGGTGTTGGAATGAAAGTTGATTTGGAGTTTGATGCTGAAAGTTTGCGTATACGTGACTTAGGAGATGATGAAGAGTATCAACAGTTTAAGAAACAATCAAGTTCAATTTATGATCAAATAAAAGCAAAGTCGCTTGTAACAGACAGCGAAACAGAAGCAACTGTGGCGGATGAGCCTGGCAAGATTGTTGCTGACGTACAAAGCACAAAACTTAAACAGATGTTAGCTGGCATTAAGCAAAAAGGTTAAGCATACTGATCAATAGGCATTGCTTTTACGTTCTTGCGTTTTACTTTTAAAAAGTTGCTGTTGTCTTTGGTCCACATTTGTCCTTCGCCAACTATAACACTGTTACGAGCATACTTCACAGGACGGTCGACCACAAGATCAACATAACGCCCTTCGCCAACACCCAGTGTTATAAAATGTATGTAATTTTTACTATCGCTTTTAAACACTCTACTGTTTGCTACTATTCCGGCAAACTGAAACTTGTCTAAAAACAAGTTTTGCAATCCCATGTTTGGCAAAAAGCCAGGGCTGTTCCATGCACCGTGCTCTTTGAAACTCTCAACAGGATCTTCTGTGATCCAGTTGTCAAAGCCTAAGTCACGTAGATCCCAGCCAGCACGTTTTGCTTCGTTGCGATATACCCAACGTGCATATGATCCTTGACAGTGCTTCAAGCAAGCACGCCAAAATTCTTTTGGATTGTGTACTTTATGATATGCCAACGCCCATATAAGTCTACCCAAGTTAACTGCGTGTGCTCGGCACAAGCCAAATCCACTTAGGCTTTGCATTTGTTCGTAGATGTCATGCTTGTCTGGATGATCACCTAGTTTTGCCATAAACTGCATCATCTTTTCTTCGTTCTTTTTGGCAAATGCTCGTCTGTACATGTCCGCTTCATAGGGATTGATGCCAATCAGTTTCATTATTTTGTGTATGGCATCGTCTTCATATACTATGGCATTCTTTTGTATGCCTTTTTCACTCCAGTCACGGAACCAACTGGCTTTGCGTCTACCTTCCATAGCAACAGGACGTACCAAAGCACTAGCAAACACACAGTCTTCGACTCCTGTTGGCTGCAACGCTCGGAACAGTCTTTTCATGGTCGGCGATTCACCTTGTGTTATGCCTAGTACATCACCTCTGCACAACAAGTCACTGACTGCTTCATCTTGTTTTGGATATGAGTCTAGTCTTGTGTGAGGATCTATTTCTAATAGCTGTGATAATCCTCTGTTGGCCAGTATATCTACTTTCAAGTGTTCCAGGTCTTCAACTTCGTTTTTGTCTAACAGTATGAGATTGTCGTCACGGAATAGACTTTTGGGTAATGCTCTGTCAAACACAAGCACACCCCCACAGTGCTTGCTTATGCAACGTTTCTTGCCCATTAATTTGCGTTCAATGCGTTTTGCTTCTTTTTCGTCGACACCCAGTTTTGCATAATCTATGTCTTTTGGCAATCTGCCTTTTGCACCTAGACGTTTTGCTGCTTCGCGTTTTGCACTCTTTTCTCTGTAAAGCACATAGTTTGATATCCTGGCACTCTGTGTTGGCCATTTATCAAATACACGTTGCATTGCAAGTTCTTGTTTGTGATGCGGTATATCAATATCCACATCAGGCAAGTCGTCTCTGTGTGGGTTTAAGAAACGTGCCAGCGGTATGTTCCACTCAATCGGATCAACATCAGTTATGCCCATGAGGTAGCAAACCAAACTGCTACCAGCACTGCCGCGTGTCATGTGTGGTATGTCACTGTTGAGATCAAGTATAAGTCTTATTTTGAGAAAGTAATCTGTAAAACGCTGCTGAAGTATAATTTCAAATTCTTCTGCTAGTCTATCTTGATATTCGTTGCCTACAGGAGTAGGTCTTCTAAATTGTTCTAATAATAATTCTATTTGCTCTAGTTCTGTTTTCATTTATTTGCCTGTTTTTCTATGTGCCTACGAGTAGCAACTACTACTCTATCATTTGCCTTAATAGGTATATTTACTCCAAGAAATATGCTACTATAAATATTTGCAGTTAGAAGGATAATAGATCGCTGTGATAGATCAAAATTTAATCAACGAAAATACTAACAGTATTATTCAATCATTGACTAATGGCTTCGAACATGACAAAGGATTTATAGAACTTTACAATATAAATTGCAGTCTTGCAGCAGAAAAATTAGATCATTATCTTGCAACTGTGCCAGAAGACCAATGGATTCCTGAAACAACCACTGAAAAAGATAAAAA